GACCTGCCAAAACTGAAACCCGATAAGTTCGGTGAAATAGTCGTCACGCGTTCTCCTGAGCAGGTATTCCATCCGGCCACGCTTGCTCATTCGAAGGATGAGCATCACGATTCTGCATCCTGAAGATGAAAACGGGAATGTGCGGCTGGTAAATCCCGAGAACTGGAAAGAGCTTGCTGTCGGGCACCTCCAGAATGTCCGGCGCGGGACGGGTGAGCAGTCTGATTTGATGCTGGCTGACCTTATCGTCAAAGACGAAACGCCATTCAGCTTATCGAAGATGGCCTGCGTGAAGTGTCGTGCGGCTATGACGCGGAGTACGAGCAGACCGAGCCAGGTAAAGCCGAGCAGGTCGATATTACCGGAAACCATGTGGCTCTTGTCCCCAAAGGCAGAGCCGGAAATCGTTGTGCAATTGGAGACAGAGACCAATGGCAAATCAAAAGAAAAACTGGTGGAACCGCATGCGTGCAGCCATCAAGACAGGAGATGCCGACACCATGAACGAACTGTGGAGTCGGCTCCCGCATCGGTTACAGAGATGAGGGGGATTTGCGCAGGGCGTTAATCTCAACATCAACCTGTCCCCGCAGCAACCACTACCGGACAAAGCACCAGAGATGGGTGGAGGTCCAACCGGCGACAGTGATGATGACCTCAAAACATTACTGAAAGCCCTGCTGGCTAAGCTGGAAGGAAATGCGACGGGCGATAACGACAATAAGCCTGACGATAATCCGACCGGTGACGCGAGGACGATGAAGAGGAAACCACGATTACTGGTGACTCAGCCTGGCGTGCCGAAGTTATCGTTCCGGGTATCGATCTGAGCCGTAAGATGAAACCGACCGCGTTCAAACGCGAGGTTCTGGCTTCCGCAGATAAAACGCTGGTTCGCCAGATAGTCGGTGATGCGGATATCCGCAAATTACCGAAACAATCGGTCAACATGGCGTTTAATGCCGTGTCTGAGATTGCCAAAGGGCGAAACACCCGCAGCACCACGGGCGATGCACAACGTCCAAATATGGGCATGACCAGCATCGCTTCCCTGAACAAACAAAACGCCGACTTCTGGTCTAACCGCCAAAGGATAATCCAATGACTGCATATCTGTACCGGATGCCTGTTGGCATTGCCGGGGCTATCTCTCGCCGCAGGACTTAACCGTCGAACCGGTGGTCCTTAAATCCGATAACGCCTTTGCTGCCTATGGCTGGCTGGTAAATACGATGCTGACGGTTTTTTCGTACCGCTGGCAGATGGTGATACCGCAGACAAGGTGAAGGGATCTATGTGCGCCCTTATCCGACCACGTCGCAGCCGGACATGTTCGCCAGGTGGGGAGTGGCAAGAACTTCCCGGGCGACGCCATGAAGCGTGGCTACGTGACCGTTAATCTCGGTTCTGATTTTGATGCCAGCACCATCAAAAAAGGCGACCCGGTATACGTTGTCGTCTCCACTGATGAATCCATCAAAGTGCGCTGGTGGATTCATGTCCACGTCAGTCAGTGGCAAAAATGTGGTGCTGACCAACGCTGAATTCACAGGTGCCGGTGATGCTAACGGCAATGCAGAAATTTCCTGGAAGATTTAAGGAACAGACGAATGATTACTTTTGATCAGGCAACCGTTGACAGCTCTGGTGCCTTTTCTCATCGGGGAGCTGGAGCGACTCGACCAGACGCTGAACCTGCCACTGGTGGGGTACACCTGGACCCGCGATATTCAGTTTGCGTGAAGATGTCTCCATCGCAGATGACATTTCCAGCTGGACGAATACCAGCTTCGCCGCTGCGGGTACTGGCGCAAATCCGAATGGCAAAAACTGGGTAGGCAAAGACTCAACCGCTATTGCTGGCGTGAACGTGGATATCGGCAAATCCGGTAACCCGCTGAACCTGTGGGGGATGGAGCTTGGCTGGACGGTCATAGAATTGCAGGCTGCTCAGCAGGTCGGACGCCCGATTGATACGCAGAAGTATGACGGGATGCAACTGAAATGGCAGATGGATAACGATGAACAGGTGTATGTTGGCGATTCCGCATTAAACCTGAAAGGCCTTGTTACCCTGAACGGTGTTCCTGTCAACAACGCTGCCAAAACGTGGGCAACCTCAACACCGGACGAAATCCGCGCAAGCATTAACCAGGTGCTGTCTGATGCGTGGGCCGCTTCTGGTTACTCTGTGGTTCCGCGTGATTGCTGATCCCACCTGAGCAGTTTTGCTCTGTTGTCCAGCATCATCGTTTCATCTGCGGGTAACCAGTCCCTGTTGACGTATCTTCAGACCAACACCATCAGCTATCACCAGAACGGTGTTCCGCTGAATATCCGCGCGGTTAAATGGCTGAAAGGCCGTGGTGTGGGGAATAAGGATCGCATGGTTGCGTACACCAACGACAAGAAATACGTGCGCTATCCGCTGGTGCCGTTGCAGAGCGTTCCTATCCAGTATCGTGGTCTGTATCAGATTGCGACCTACTACGGCAAGCTGGGTGCAGTCGAGCCAGTGTACAAAGAAACCATTTCGTACGTTGATGGCATTTAACAGCCATATGGCCCCTTGCGGGGCCATTAAGGATGACCCGATGGCAAAAATAATGCAGTAATACACGTACATACCCCGTTTGTGCTCACGCTTCCCGACGGTTCTCGGCCGCGAGTTTGTTAAAGGCCGTCATGCAGTGGAGGAAGACGTTGCCACGCACTGGTTCACTCGTGCGCACGCGGAAGTATCCGTTGGCAAAGCCACAGACGCGCGTAACGAGGTAAAAAATGCCAAAGAATCAAAGTCTGCCAGCGGTAAGTGATTTTCGCCGCGACTTCCCGCAGTTTGCTGACCCTGCCAAATATCCCGAAGCGCAAATCCAGTTTCGTCTGAATCTGGCCGATGAACTGCTGAGCGAAAACGTCACCGGCAAAAAGTTGTTTCCGTACTTTGCCGGATTGTTCGTTGCACACTACATGACGCTCTGGCGGCAGACAGCCGGGCGATGCTGGCTGGCGGGCCGGGCGGTTCAACCAATGGTGTTCAGTCCTCAAAGTCTGTTGACAAGGTAAGCGTCAGTTATGACACCAGCGCGACGCTGAATCCTGATGCAGGTTTCTGGAATAACACCCGATATGGCGCTGAATTTTATCAGTTGATCACGATGTTTGGTGCAGGCGGTCGCCAGCTATGAGCTTCAAAAGCGGTGTAACAACGAGGGTGGATAACGCTCAGGCCATTCTGGATGCGCTCAGGTCGCTAACCAAAAAGGATGTGCTGGTTGGCATCCCTTCGGAAGACAGCGAGCGTGAAGATGTTCCGTTTGGTAATGCCGGGATCGGCTATGTCAACGAATACGGCTCACCAGCGCAAAACATCCCCCCACGCCCGCACCTGACCCCCGGCGTTAAATCGGTAGAGGGACAGACAGTGCCGCAGCTCAAAGCAGCGGCGCAGGCTGCGCTTGATGGTAATGCGTCGGGTGCGGAAAGAGCGCTCAACCGTGCCGGAACGCTGGCCGCTAATGGCGTCAGGCGTTACATGACTATTACCGGCTTTACGCCGCTTGCTGACAGCACTGTTGAAGCCCGCGCACGTCGAGGGCGCAAAGGGGCAAAAGCGGAACTTGCGCGGCGCGCTGCTGGTGAGTCTCCTGGAACCGATCTGGTGAAACCGCTAATCGACACCGGGCAATATCGCAGAGCGATTACCCATGTTGTGAGGGATAAAGATGCCGACTCTTGATGTAACAGATGTGCTTTTTGACCCCGATTTTTGCGACTTCAATTTGTGGGTAACACGCCGAGTGCAAACGGTGGATGAGGACGGGATCGGCAGCGACAGCGAAGTTAAAAAGCAGTTTGCCGGAGTCGTAACTGTTGATCGCTCTCTGGAAAACCGCCGTATGCAGGCAGGGCAGGTGATCAGCGGTGCAATTCTGATTGTGACGACTGAGCGACTGACGCAGGGACAGACTGGCCGTGATGCCGATATCGTGACGTATCAGGGCCGTGATTATCGTGTGACTTTCGTCGACCCGTATACAGCGTATGGTGCCGGATTCGTTCAGGCGCATTGTGAGTTGCTGCCGTTTGATGGGGAATTCCGGTTGAGCAATAACACCAGCACAGAGCGCGGATGGCTGATACCAACCAGTGGCGATCCGGATTATGACGAAGCGCTCGACAGGCTGTTAAGCCAGTGGATGCGTAACGTTTCCGGTCTGTCTGCCGGGATGGTTCGTCCGCGCTGGCAGAAAGAGCAACCGCCACTGCTACCGGCTGAAACGAACTGGTGTGCGTTTGGGGTTATCGGATGGTCAGGTGATGACAGTCCGGCATTCACCAGACAGACCGATGATGGCTCTCAGCTCTGGCGGCATGAAACGATTGAGTGTATGGCTTCGTTTTATGGTCCGGCGGGGATGGTGTATGCGTCCCGGTTTCGTGACGGTATATCTGTACCGCAGAACAACGCAGCACTGAATGCGCTGGGGCTGTCTCTTGGCGATTACACAGGTCTGACTCCCTTCCCTGAACTTATTAATCAGCAATGGGTCCGCCGCTACGATATGACGGTGCGTCTGCGCCGGAAGGTTGTGCGCGAGTACGGTATTAAATCGCTGGTGGAAGCACCAGTCATCTTTTTCGGAGATTAAGCTATGGCACAGGGTTTGCCTGTATCAAACGTTGTTAATGTTGATGTGATCATGTCGCCGCGTGCAGCATCAGGGCGAAATTTTGGTGCATTACTCATTCTCGGCCCGTCCACAATCATTCCGGTAAGTGAGCGCATTCGTCGTTATTCTGCCGCGGAAGATATTGGAAAAGATTTTGGCGTGGAATCACCAGAATATAAGGCTGCGCAGGTGTTTTTCTCACAATCACCGAAACCTCAGGAGGTTTTTGTTGGTCGTTGGGTGAAAACGAAGGGAGACAGCGAACAGGCCACGCCTGAGACGCTGGAGCAGGCTGTGAATGCCATGCTCGATTATACTTCATGGTATGGGCTGGGGATTGCAGACGATGAAGATATTCCGGATGCAGACTGGCTGAAAGTGGCTGCGGCGATCGAATCCTCTTCTGTAAGCCGTATTCTGGCGATTACGACAAGCGATGAGAAATGCCTGCAGACTGCATCCAGCGATGATTTGGCATCAAAACTGAAAACCGCCGGATATTCACGCAGTTTTATTCAATATTCATCGGGTAATAAATACGCTGCGTTATCTGCATTTGGCCGGGCATTCACGGTTAATTTCAATGGCAGTAATACCGCGATTACGCTCAAGTTTAAGCAGGAGCCGGGTGTCGGGTATGAAACACTGACAGTCAGCCAGGCATCGGCACTTGATGCAAAAAACTGCAATGTGTTCGTGTACTACCAGAATGATACAGCTATCCTCCAGCAGGGAGTGATGGCTAACGGCGATTTCTTTGATGAACGCCACGGCCTGGACTGGTTACAGAATTATGTGCAGACCAACCTCTATAACCTGCTTTATACCAGCACCACGAAAGTTCCCCAGACTGAAGCCGGTATTACCCGACTGTTATCAAGTGTTGAAAAATCACTGGATCAGGCCGTTCAGAATGGACTGATTGCTCCGGGCGTATGGAACGGGGCGACCTTGGTCAGTTGTCATCAGGTGACACACTGCCCAAAGGTTATTACGTATACGCCCAGCCGCTGGATGAACAGGCACAATCAGAACGTGAAGCCCGTAAGGCTCCGGTGATTCAGGCTGCAATAAAACTTGCAGGCGCGGTTCATTACGCTGACGTACAGATTAACGTTGTTCGCTAAGGGGAAGTGAATGTCTACCTATTCTTTTATGGATGTCACTGCGACGCTGACCGGCCCGACCGGTTCGATTGACCTCGGGTACGGTTCTGCAAGTTCTGAAGAGGGGATTGTGGTTGCGATGGGCGGTCCTAAAAACACCATGACCATCGGTGCTGATGGCGAAGTGATGCACAGTCTCCATGCAGATAAAAGCGGGACGATTACCGTTAACCTTCTGAAGACATCACCGACAAATAAAAAATTGTCGCTGGCGTATAACGCACAGAGCCAGTCTTCTGCCACATGGGGGAATAACGTTATTGTGATCCGAAACAAGGTCAGCGGCGACATCATCACGGCACGTAGTGTTGCGTTCCAGAAACAACCGGATAATGCCAACGCTAAAACCGGTAATACGATGCCGTGGGTGTTTGACTGCGGCAAGATTGACCAGGTTCTCGGGGAGTTTTAATACATGGAATTCGAAATCAAAGGCGTGAAATATCGCGCGGCAAAACTCAGCGTTTTTTGATCAGCTGAAAGTGACCCGCAAACTTCTGCCGGTGCTGGCAGGAATGATGTCAGATTTCGGGAGCATTCGCTCCCGTTTGCCTGCTGATGGCAAAATCGACACCGTGAAATTCGAGCAGTTAAAACCGGTGTTTGAAACCATGCTCCCGCGTATCGCTGAGGAACTGTCTTCCCTGACCGAAGATGACACCAGTGCGATTATTCATCCCTGTCTTGCGGTGGTATCGCGGCGTCATATGGACGGATGGGTTCCGGTATTTACCCAGGGCGAACTGATGTTTGATGATATTGACTTGCTGGTCATGCTGCATCTGGTGGCGCGGGTGGTCGCCGATTCGCTGGGAAATTTTTTGCCTACACCCCTTACCAGCACGACGCAGAGCCTGCAACAGGGCTGACGTTTAACAGCCTGCCGGACGGGCTGTCCTACCTTCTCAATCCGGTTGACGCCGGGTTAATTCCTTATACAGCACTTAAAGATGGCTCTGTCGATTTGTACGACATTGCTCTCTTGAATGACCATCTGGCGGTAAAAGCGGATAACCAGCGGCGCATTGAGAAATGGAGAGAGGATAATGAACGCTGAAACTATTAAAGATTTCCTCGTCTCGCTTGGCTTCAGTGTGGATGATGCAGGAGCGAAAAAGTTCGGTTCTGTCCTCGCCGGTACAACTGCAAATGTCATCAAAATGGGCTGGCTGTTGAAGGAGCTGCGCTGTCCGTGGTGGCCTTCACGGCTAAGATCGCCTCCGGCCTGGATAATCTTTACTGGGCGTCACAGCGCACCGGCGCGACGGTCCAGGGAATTCAGTCTATTGGCTATGCGGTTTCGCAGGTTGGCGGCAGCGTGGACGCTGCGCGATCTTCTCTGGAAAGCCTCTCCCGGTTTATTCGTAACAATCCCGGTGCAGAAGGCTTTCTGAATCGCCTGGGCGTACAGACCCGTGATGCCAGCGGTAACATGCGTGACATGGCCGCTATTTTTACGGGCGTTGGACAGAAACTCAGCAGCATGCCGTATTACCGGGCTAACCAGTATGCGCAGATGCTGGGCATTGACGAAAATACCCTCATGGCGATGCGCCGGGGTGTGGGTGATTTCTCCGGGCAGTACAGCGCAATGGCGAAAGCTATCGGCTTCAATGCTGACGAGGCGGCCAGAAGCTCCAACAAATTCATGACCTCCCTGCGCGAATTCGGCGCGATGGCAGGCATGGCCCGTGACAAAATCGGCTCTAATCTTGCTGGTGGTCTGGCGGGTTCGCTGGACACACTGCGCCGCCACATCCTCGATAACTTCCCGCGCATCGAGCAGACCCTGACGAAAGCCATAAAAGGCATTCTGGCGCTCGGAGACATCATCGGGCGGCTGTTCTTCAGGCTAATTGAGGGAACATCCAGCCTTATCACCTGGTGGCAATCGCTGGATAAGCAAACGCGGGAGCTCATCTCGCTGTTTGGCGCGCTGACGATTGCGCTGCGCATTCTGAACAGTACGTTCTGGATGTCGCCGATTGGCCTCATTACCGCGCTGGCGGCGGGGATTGCCCTTCTGTGGGAGGACTATCAGACCTGGAAGGAAGGCGGCGACAGCCTGATTGACTGGGGCAAGTGGAAGCCGGAGGTCGATGCCGCGCTGAAGATGGTTCGTGACCTGAAAGGGTCTGTTAATGAACTGGCGAAAGCGCTGGCGAAACTGCTCAATATTGACCCCAAATCATGGTCCCTGAAGTGGGATTTCAGCAACTTCATCGACCAGATGGGCGAATTCAGCAAAATGCTGAACATGATCGCCGACCTGCTCAACGCTATCAAAGATGGCCGCTGGGCTGATGCCGTCAGCATCGGCAAACAGATACTTAATCAGGGCAGCGAAAATCCGTCAGCGATGCCGATGGTTACAGACAGCGCTAACAGTACTGCCGACTGGATTAAAGAGCACTGGGGATTCGATCCCCGCAGTGTGGGCCGGACGGTACGCGGCTGGTTTGGTGACGATGAGCCGGAACAATATGCACAGGCTACGAAACGAGGAGAACGGAATAACAATCCGGGAAACCTTAATTTTGCTGGTCAGGCAGGGGCTTCTCTTGAACGCCCGGGCGGGCGATTTGCCAGATTTGAAACTGCTTTTGATGGATTACGGGCTCTTGCTCGTCAGTTAATGCTGTACGCCGGACGGGGAATAAACAGTGTGGAGAAAATTATCTCTACCTGGGCACCTGCGTCTGATAATAACAACACAACTGCGTATATCAGGGCTGTATCGCAACGACTGGGAGTGGATCCCCGGGCTGCCCTGAATATGAGCGATCCGCAAACCATGTCAGCATTGATGAGCAGCATTATCCAGCATGAAAATGGAAGAAATATCTATTCTCGAGAGCTGATTAATAAGGCTGCCGTGGCGGGAATTAGTGGCAAAATGACAGAGGTTAACCAGCAAAATACTTACCACATTTACGGTGGCGGAGATCCGCACGCTGTCGGTAATGAGGTTGCACGTCGGCAACAGTCTGCAAATGCTCAGGTCATGCGAAGTAATCAGGTGAGGGTGGGTTAGTGGATATTCTCTCTACACTTTTTCATCAGCAGAGCAGAAAAATAGGAATGATTGTTCCCAGTGTTGTTATTTCAGAGAAGCATACAGATATGCTTGAAATAACAGAGCATCCGGTAGAGGTCGGGGCCGCTGTCGCTGATCATGCCTATAAAAAACCGTCAGAAGTGGTGATGGAGGTTGGTTTCGCCGGTGGCGGCGCATTGCTGGATTTTGCCAGTAATCTGACGGCTACCAGCCTGCTCGGCCTGAGTCCTCAGCAGACGTATCAGGAGCTACTGGATCTGCAGGAAAGCCGTATCCCCTTCGATGTGGTAACCGGTAAACGACTGTACAGCAACATGTTGATCCGGGCGCTGGAAGTGACGACGGACAAGACAACCGAAAACGTCCTGTCCGCCGTCCTCACCCTGAGGGAGGTCCTTATCTCCCGGACGCAGCAGATTACCGTCGCGGATAAAACCAACATGAAGGAAGGGGCCAGCACGTCGGCGGTACAGAATAGCGGCAACAAAACCACAAAGCCTCCAGAGACTTCACTGCTGAAAAGCATCACGGGTAACGTGGCGTCATTACTGGGAGGCGGCTAATGACAATTCAGGAAATTCCGCTGACAGCGGACAACCAGCAGTTCAGCATCGTCCTGGGTGGTGTCACTTGGCAGATTAGCATCATATGGCGCGATCCTTACTGGATTATGGACCTGCAGAACGACAGAGGAGAGCCGGTAATCTCCGGTATTCCTCTCGTCACTGGCGCTGATCTGCTGGCGCAGTACGCCTGTATGGGACTTGGTTTTAAGCTGTTGGTAGTCTGCGATGACAACACACAGGATTATCCCACGAAAACTGACCTGGGCGGGCGCAGTCATTTACTGGTATCAACGGAGTAAGCATGTCACAGAACTGGATGAGACATTTCGAGCTGCAGCTTGTGGACGGGAACGGTAAGGGAATTGAGCTAAGTGATTTCAAAGTCACCTTTACGATCGACTGGTTCAACATCAGCAGCGCGTCCCGGGTAGGGACTATCAAAATTTATAACCTTTCGGCAGATACTGTGAACCGAATTACCGGGCAGGAGTTTTCGAAAGTGCGGCTGATTGCCGGTTACGACGGTATCGCGCCGGAGGTGGCGGCAAGCGACGTAGGGACAGTGCGGGAAGTTGACGCGGCGGACGTGGGCCAGAGAGATGGCCGCAACTACGGACTGATTTTCAGCGGTGAAATTCGCTACTCGGTCACAGGAAAAGACAGTCCGGTTGATACCTACGTCCTGATTCAGGCAGCAGATACTGATCTGGCATTTGCCACCAGTATAACCTCACAGACGCTGGCTGCCGGTTACACGGTCGCAGATGTGAACCGTGCGCTGATGAAAGACTTTGAGGCCAAAGGCGCGACCGAAGGACTGACGCCTGAAATGCCTGCTACCGTATACCCTCGAGGGCGGGTGCTGTTCGGCATGACACGGCATCTTATGGATAACGTGGCCGGACAATGTGGCGCAACATGGCAATTTGTGGACGGTCAGCGCCAGATGGTGGCGAATAACGAGTATGTTCACGACGCGATTGTGCTCAACAGCGCCACCGGGCTTATCGGCATGCCGCAGCAGACTATCGGTAACGGCGTAAACGTCCGCGCTCTTATTAATCCGAACATCCGGGTTAACGGGCTTATTCAGCTGGATCAGGCTTCCGTATATCGCACCGTGTTGTCGAACAACGATATCGCTATGGCTGGTGGGCAGATCACCGACCAGAACACGGACGGAAATATTACGCTCAGCGGCACCACATCACAGCCTGCCAGCATCGCAACGGATGGCGTTTATATTGTGCGCGGGATTATGTACACTGGCGACACAAGGGGCCAGGCGTGGTACATGGATATGATGTGCGAAGCGCGTGGCGCGGCGGATCTGTATACGCAATCGGCTTTGCAAAGGGGATGAGCAATGAGGGGTATCATTTTTCTGTTAGCTGTCTTTTCTGCGTGCAGCGTGTGGGCGGATGGCTTCACGGTTAAATGCGGTGGCTACACTATGGTTGCAAACCAGGGCGAGTTATCGACAATCAACGGTGAAAGAGTTACCTCTCAAAAAATCACCGAACTGGGTACCAATGGTTTGAAAGTAGACATGGGGATTATGCCTGCCAAAGACGGTAACAATTACGGTTTCGAGTTCATTCGTCGCCCTGGTACCGAAACGCGTTTCCTGAACGTCCAGCTTCTGCAGAACAGCATGGATGCACCGAAAATCATCGGCTCCTTCCCGTGTAAAAAGGTTGATGGTTAACCAAAAGTTACATTTCTGCATAGTGTTGAGTTTGTTCACATTCACTAAATAATGATTTTTTATCGCTTGCTAGGTGGTTGCATGATCACTAAACTTTGCGAACTTTTAGCGCTCAGCTAACTTTGAATAAGTGGTGTATAGTCGTTTAAAACGACAGAGGGATTGGGTATGGCGATTAGCTACGCATTTGCGCTGGCAACAATTACACAACAAATGAATCAGGTTCAGGAAGCTGTTAACGGTGCTTTCAAACCCCTGATCTCTAATGCTTGTGAACTGCCACAACGATTAGATGCTGAAGAGGTATTTCGTCGTTGTACCGCGATTGCTGCACGCGCTCAAGAAATCGAAAATACCGCGAAGGAAGGCATGTCTCATCTCGAAGCTTTTCGAAATGGGAGAATCATTGTTGATGAGCTTCCGGAAGAGTTTTTATCCCATCTCGAAGGTCTTGCCAAGGCATGCCGAAATGCTAAAGGACATTTAGTGGATATGTTCTCTGAAGCGGAAAGGTCCCCTATGTGGCAAGGCCATCTGCAAATGTTGCGCCCATTAAAACGCAAATATGTTCGTGCGTTGACCGCCGTCGAGAACACTGCAACTCAGTTGGCCGCTGAAGTTAGGCAATCGCAGCCTTTCCAGGCTGAACTCTTGTCAGATAATGTTACCCGTGAAGAGGCTATTGAACTGATCTCAACATCGCATAAGATGCTGGGAGCCAACGCCCCTAAATGGATGTGACATGGCAAAAGTCAGTATCACGGGAGAATTGCGTCATTTAGCTGCAGCACATAAGTATGCTCAAATGCTTGCCGATTATATTTCAAAGGGTTCCCAGTTCTGGTGTTTTGGTTCGTTAGGCGGTTTTGAACGTAACTATGATGCGATGGCTGCCAACATCAGGAAAATTCACTTAAAGCTACCTGGCGATAAACCCTGGCCTCCAGAAGCATCTCTGAGTGAACGGACATGTGATAATTTTTTGGTATATGCTCAGCATCTTTATATCGATGAACACTATCAGATATTGGCAATCATCAGCCCAAACGCTCATCAGCAAGCTGATTCGATGCTTCCCCGGCTGATAAAATTAGCAGAGGAAACCTTCATAGAACTTCCTCCTGATGAACTCGAAAAATTGAAAACCTACGATTCATAAACCCGCCACCCGGCGGGTTTTTTGCTTTCTGGAGCCTACTAAATGGCAGTATCTGACCAGACCCGCAGCGGCGACCTTGCTGAAACATTCAAATCTGAACGGGAAACAACAAAGAACCAGATCCGAGTCGCCTTGCCTGGCATTATTCAGTCATTCGATCCTGATGCGGTGACGGCGGTTGTGCAGCCTGCTATCCGTTCGGTTGAAAAGGATAATGACGGCAACCGCATTACCAAAAATTACCCATTGCTGGTGGATGTTCCAGTGGTATTCCCACGTGGCGGAGGATGTACGCTAACGTTTCCGATTAAAGCCGGGGATGAGTGTCTTGTCGTTTTTGCCGATCGTTGTATTGATTTCTGGTGGCAGAGCGGCGGAATACAGGAACCGGTCGATGACAGAATGCATGATTTATCGGATGCGTTCTGTATCGTCGGTCCGCAGTCTCAGGCGCAGAAAATCAGCGGAATCAGCACCAGCGCCGCGCAACTGCGTACTGATGATGGCGCTGCGTTTGTGGAAGTGACCGCAGGCCATAATATCACGGTTAAAACTCCCGGCGCGTTGACGGCGACAGCAGAAGGAGGAACCACGATCACATCACCCACCATCACGCTAAACGGCAACGTGACAATAAACGGGAATCTCTCTCAGGGGATGGGCGAAAGCGGCGGCACCGCGACGATGCTTGGCCCTGTCACGGTGACTAACGATGTAAAAGCTGGTGGCAAGAGCCTGATGACGCACACGCACGGCGGAGTACAGACCGGCGGCGGTAACACAGGAGCGCCTAACTGATGCGATACAGACGTGAAGACGCCGATGGCGATTATACCTTTGGCAGCGGCGATGACACCTGGCTGATTAACTCACCGGAGGCCGTGGCGCAGGCGGTAAAAACGCGATTCGAATTGTGGTATGGGCAATGGTTTCTCGATACCACCGAAGGGACTCCGTGGATCCAGTCCGTACTCGGTAAGCAGAAGCCGGAAACCTACAACCTGGCGATCCGTAAGCGCATCCTCGAAACGCGGGGCGTTAAATCAATCCTCTCTTTCAATACGACGGTGGATACCACGACCCGACGTGTCATGTTTTCCGCTGAAATCGACACTCTTTATGGAATAACGACTGTTACATCGGAGGCGTAATGGCTCTGAACCTTGATTCTCTTGGTTTATCTGCAAAGGTAACCGCAGAGGGGATCAGTGCGCCTGATTATCAGACGATACTCAGCACCCTGATTAGCTATTTTCAGCAGATTTATGGCAGTGATGCCTACCTCGAACCGGACAGCAAAGACGGCCAGATGGTGGCTCTGATGGCGCTGGCGATTCATGATGCCAATAATATGGCGATAACTGTCTACAACTGTTTTTCACCGGCAACCGGCTATGGGGCTGCACTGACCAGCAACGTGAAAATAAATGGTATTTCACGTAAAGGCGCGACGAACTCTACGGTTGATTTGCTTCTTACAGGAACTGCCGGAACAACCATCATTAATGGCAGCGTGAAAGACAGTAATAATGTGATATGGCGTTTGCCTGCTTCAGTGGTGGTCGGCGTGGATGGTACAGTGATGGCGACCGCAATATGTTCCGTCAGTGGTGCAGTGGCGGCGCTGGCTGGAACTATCACTGAAATTAATACGCCAACCCGTGGCTGGGTTTCGGTAACCAACCCTGCTGCAGCCACTGTGGGCACTCCGGCAGAAACTGATGCGGAGTTACGTATCCGTCAGTCGCAAAGTGTTGCGTTGCCATCAATAACCCCATTTGAAGCACTGGATGGTGCTGTTTCTAATGTTACCGGTGTAACCCGCCACAAACTCTATGAAAACGATACTGGTTCGGAGGACGGTAACGGGTTACCGCCACACTCTGTTGCTGTAATTGTGGATGGCGGTGATGTGACGGATATTGCTCAGGCTATCAGAGGGAATAAAGGCCAGGGGACAGCCACTCACGGTACAACATCCGTTACGGTTCCGGATAAATACGGCAATCCCCATGTAATCAAATTCTCGCGCTCTAGTGATGTGCCTGTTTATGCCCGGATTAAATTAAAAGTTTTTACGGGTTATACCTCACAGATAGGGCAGCAGATCCAGCAGGCTATTTCCGACTATATCAATAGTCTGATGATTGGTGATTCGGTCCTTTTAAGTCGCATTTACTCACCGGCGAATCTTGGCGTGGTGAGTGGCGGGAATGCACGCTATTACGATATTCAGGAACTGACGATTGGGAAATCCCCGGGGGCTTTGTCGTCATCAAACATTGATATCAGATACAACGAATCTGCGTCCTGTACACCGGAAAATATCGTTATAACGGTGGAGTCATGAGCAAATATACCGAACTAATCACGAACTACCACGCCACCAAACCTAAATTTCTTGCACATGTTGATCTGATGACCCGGCCGCTTATTGATGTTGCGGCGGCCACCAGAGGGCTGATTACTGCATTTGATATTGACTCTGCGGTTGGTGTGCAACTTGACATTCTGGGATTGTGGATCGGACGTAGCCGTGTTGTCAGCCAGCCTATCTCAGGTGTCTATTTCAGCTGGGATACCGACGGGCTTGGATATGATCAGGGTGTATGGCAGGGGCCATACGATCCTGATTCCGGATACATGTACCTCAGCGATGAAACTTATCGTGTCATCCTTAAAGCGAAGATTGCGATTAATAACTGGGACGGACGGAATGATTCGCTTCCAGCAATTCTTGACGCTGCAACAGCAGGATCCGGGCTGCGAATGCAGATAGTCGATAACCAGGACATGACGATATCGGTCTGGGTCTTTCCTGATACTGATATTTCAGATGTATCGCGTGAGTTAATTGCGGCAATTAAACAGGGGTATCTAACAGTAAAAGCCGCCGGGGTATGGGCGGGGGGCATTGAAACACCTTCGGTGGAAACTCCATCTGAAGGCTCTAAATTTTTTGGTTTTGATATGGATAACGAATTCATCAGTGGTTTTGATGTAGGGGCATGGGGAGTATTACTCTGATGGCGAAAAATGACTTTAAAGCGTTTGCAACTGATCGAAATGCCAATGTTATGTCGCAGGAGGAATGGGAAGCGTTGCCTGCGCTTATATCCGGATTTACAGCAGGGAAAGCATCCAGTGCGCAAGTCAATAAGGTTATTCGGCAGGCCAGCTTTATTGCTGCAGCTCTGGCCCAGTTTGTAAGTGATAAAACGCAACGGGATGTGCTTGATAATGGTGATCTGCCCGGTTTTGTTGAATTGCTGGGATCGGGGTTTGCTGTTGAATACCTGAGCCGCAAGAATCCGTTTGGCGATATCAAATCGGATGGCACGGTGAAAACGGCTCTCGAAAACCTTGGTTTGGGAGAAGCAGCTAAAAGGAATGTAGGTACAGGGGCGAATCAGATACCTGATATGAGCCTGTTCGCGTCAAGTAATACCGCAACGGCTGCTGCGCAAAAATTTCCGTCTGGATTAATTTTACAGTGCGGTCAGTTGAATGGCTCCCCTAATGTATCTTCAACATACGGGATGAGGTTCCCGATGACATTCTCAAGAGTCCTTGCTGTCACAGTTACATTGAACGTTACTGGCGCGTCAGGGCAGCCGACTGTATCGGCGACAAATGTCCATAACACTGGATTTGATATTACAGTGTCGCCCGGTTCAGGATATGGTTCATCTGCTGATGCGTATTACATTGCAATGGGATATTAACGAAATGTCATATTTTTATTCTGCATCGACAAACGGATTTTATTCGACTGAATTTCACGGCACCAATATTCCTGATGATGCAGTGGAAATCTCGGAATCAGAGTGGAAAACACTGATTAATTCGCAGAGTGTAACAAAAATGATTACCTGTGGTGAGAATGGTCACCCTGTCATTGTTGACCGTCCTTCTCCAACACCAGAACAATTAGCCTTAATAAATAATGAAAAGAAATCTGCACTGATAGCAGAGGCAACGAATGTAATAGCGCCGCTTCAGGATGCGGTTGATTTAGATATGGCAACAGATGATGAAACGAAACTGTTACTGGCATGGAAAAAATATCGCGCACTATTGATGCGTGTTGATATAAAAAATACAGAGTGGCCGAAAAAACCAGAGAGCAATCTATAAGAGAAAATTCGTTATTGGATGAAAAGCGAGACATCTAATTATAGCAGCATATGGTTTTTCTAATGATAGCTCCTTCAACTTTATAGTATCTCATATACTCTAGAATATAGCTCTAAATGAGGGTTTGTTGTATACGGCAACCACTCCATTTTTATTCCTGATAGGGATATAACCCGTCGAAAAAGACGGGTTATTCATTCGTTAGTGTGGTTTATATGGTAGGGGGCAATTTACTATAGGTTAAGTTTTTTGTTAAATACTAATATTACTCTTCCTTCAAAGTTCAAAACTTCGTCAGGCTTACCTAATTGTTCTTGAATACCTGCAAGGCAGGATGTCATTTCTTTACATCGTTCAGGTTCGTTAGCTATGGAAACTGCTATAAACTGTCGCTCAGGAGCAGAATTGAACGCCTCCTTGCTATGCCAAGAAGCCAGTGTCTGTTGTCTCACGCCAGTAAAGTTAATTTTCCCCGAATCAGCATTAAAGAAAACAGGAGTTATCTGTATGTCCCCACCAGATAACCAATTTACAGTCATTGACAAATCCCAAAAAGAGCCGTACCCATAATGGAGATTATTTTTTTTTAAAAAATCAATGTATGATTTAACAATCTTCTCCTGATCGTGTAATGGTGAAGCATTATTTGTGTAAGATTTAATTGAACTGATCGAAAATAAAAATGCGATTAGATAAAATAATATCTTTGCTTTTGTTGATGTACCGATACAGCACAATATCAGTGCGAAACAGGTAACATTCATAAAGAAACGCATGCTAATATAATCAGGGGATTTATAGCTCAGTATGAATGATGAGACAATACCTGCGATAGATAATAATGAAAATAACACAATATAAATACGGTATGTGTTTTTTTTATTGTCCGATAAAACAAACCACGCAGATGTAATAATGGCAATGAACCAAATGACAAATGAGGCGTAAGATGTTGCGTTATTGTCGACAACTAATAAATTAAGACTTTTTCCTATTAACAGAATGCACCATTTTGCATTTAAAATCATATCATTGAGTGATACAATTTCAAATTGGTGGGGAGGTATGTTAAGTAGATTTTGCAATGCATTGGAAAGAGAGATTAAACATGCAAATAGTATTAATGCAGTATGCTTAAATAATTTTTTATCCCATACAGAGAATAAAAAGTAAGATATTAATAGTGGAATAAAAAATGCAGCTGTAAACCACGGATCGGATACGCTGGAAAATAATGCTGTCAAACTTAAGAGGAGAGTGATAAATATATTTTTATACTGTATGTTGAAAACAGATATAAGCAAGCATAAAAAGCCGAAAGCGTTTGTTGAATTATGAGAAAAAGGATGTGATACAAAACCATAAGTGTATGAAAAATATGGTATTAGAGATAGAAGTATAATAGAAAATAAAGCAGGGGTAAACCCGAATGCCTTACGTAGCGTTAACATCGCTGCTATTACTATAGCAATAGAGAAAACTGCAGTTGATAATCTTAATGCTACTAAGCCATCATCACCTAACAGCATATAAAATAAAAAGTTAATTGGGTAAACGGTGAAATACCAATTATCCACGGTTGGTTTCCAGTCGTGGATTGATGATATACCATTCTCTAAAATATGCCTCCATACAATTGGGCTGTTAGCAACATCCGGTTCAACTGGAAAGTATCTGGTAGTCAACCAAGTTATTAGGAGTGCTGATAAAGCCAATAATATTTTTAATGCTGATTGTTTAATACATATGCTCATGGTTATTTTCTACCTTTCTTCAAAATATACTTAGGTCTTGATTTTGTTTCTAAGTAAATTCTACCTATATATTCACCGAGAACACCAATCCCGATCAGTTGCACTCCACCCAAGAAAAGTATTGATACAAGCAGGGAGGGATACCCGCGTACTGGGTTACCAAAGACAAGGGTGTCTATAATCATCCATGCACCATATAAAAATGAAATGCTTGCAACAAACAAGCCTATATAAGTCCATACGCGAAGAGGAAAGGTTGAAAAACTTGTGATACCTTCCAGTGCCAGATTCCATAATTTCCAGCCATTAAATTTTGAGATGCCAGCAACACGCTCTGCGCGTACATATTCAACGACATCCGTCTGACCACCCACCCAGCTCAGTATGCCTTTCATGAAAAGATTGCGCTCAGGCAACAGTTTAATGTTCTCCACAACCTCACGAGACATGAGTCGAAAATCTCCGACATTTTCCTCGATCTTTGGGGTGCTTATTTTGTTGTGTAATTTATAGAACCACTCAGCTGTCTTACGTTTCAGTCGTCCATCAGTTGAGCGGTCTGAACGTTTAGCAAGCACCATGTCAGCACCTGCCTGCCACTTTTCAATAAGATGAGGGATAACCTCAATTGGGTCTTGCAGGTCGACATCAATAGGAATTACAGCATCGCCGCTTGCATGGTCTAACCCTGCAAATAAGGCTGGTTCTTTACCAAAGTTGCGTGTAAATGACAGCGGAACAACTAGCGGGTCTGAAACAGCCAGCGCGTTAATAATTGACTCTGTGGCATCTTTACTTCCGTCATTTATGAATACAATTTCTACTTCATATGGCTTCAACTCTTGGAATTCACGTACCGTTTTATAGAAAACAGGTATCGCTTCTTCTTCATTGAAGACAGGAACGACAAGAGATATTTTCATTTCGCATCCCTAAAGACAATGAACTTTGAATAGACGAAACCGCACACCAGACTGATGGCGGAGAAGGTGATAAGAGTGACTATTGGAGGAAGTGAGCATTTATCAGCTGCCCAACCAACAATCACACTCAATATTCCCATAAATCCCACGTATAACATGTAGCGCATCGCTGTAGTCGATGCTTTGAATGTGAATCTTGCATTCGCGAAGAAGCTAAAGCTCACAGCCACTACGAAACCTGTGAAGTTTGCCAGAGCCTGACTGGTATGTGCGGCATAGATACATACACCAAAAACCACCCAGTGTATAAGTGTGTTCAGCACACCTATAGATGTGTACTTTACAAATAACTTTAACATTTATTTAATCAATGAGCTCTGAAAGGCATGAAGTCTATCATCCAAGTCTCAATTGATCGATACTTGCTATGTCTGATGAGACAAAACTGAGACACATAAGGCCTCACAATGGCTTGCAAGGCTTTACATGTTTTGATGTGGTGGGACGTGTGAGCGCAGTGTTGATGGGATAATCCTTTGAATTACAAGCGGATCCTTATAATTCGTAATGCGAAGGTCGTAGGTTCGACTCCTATTATCGGCACCATTTAAATCAATAAGTTACACATCATTAGTACCTTCCTTATTTTTTGACTGGGACAAATTTGGGACCGATGGGTTCAGGATCGAGTCTATTTGCCGTGCGTGTTCGGTAAGGTGATTAGGTGCAAGGTGAGCATATCGACGAACCATTTCGATAGACTCCCAGCCTCCCATTTCCTGTAACACTGACAACGGGACTCCGGCTTGAACCAGCCAACTTGCCCAGGTGTGTCTCAAGTCGTGAAATCTGAAATCATCAATACCAGCCCGTCTCAGAGCCGCTTTCCAGGCTGTGTTTGCGTCATACCGCATCTTCCTTACTGTTGGCGCTTTCGTTCCGTCTGGTTTGGTACAGCTTTCCTTGTACACAAATACCCAACGGTGATGATTACCGATTTGTTTTTTCAATACGCGACATGCAGTATCATTCAGCGCAACGCCAATTGCGCGGTTTGATTTACTCTCTTCCGGGTTTATCCATGCCACCCGGCGCTGCATATCTATTTGTTGCCATTCAAGGTTGATGATGTTCGAGCGTCTTAAGCCTGTTGCCAGTGCAAATTCAACAACAGACTTTAATGGCTCCGGACATTCATCAATCAGCCTTTGTGCTTCATGGGGCTCCAGCCAGCGGATCCGTTTATTCTTTGGTTGAGGCACTTTAATAATTGGTGCCTTATCCAGCATTTTCCATTCACGCTCTGCGGCTCTTAGCAGGGCCTTTATAAATGAAAGATGCGTAGCCTTCGTTGCAACGGACGCTGGTTTTGGCGTGTATTCTGGAACAGGTTTCCCTTTTTTTCTGCATGCTTCTGCCCTGAGTTTCCAGTTTTCCTCATGACGCCGGTTCGTCATTTTCTGCATTGCTGAATAAATTTTTGATTCAGTAATGTCTCTTAGTTGCATTCCTGCGAAATGTTGAAGCCAGAATCCGATCCGGCTTTTGTCATCGTCCAGTGATTTTTTATGTGCTTTCTCTTCAAGCCACCTGACACACGCTTCCTCGAACGTTATATCAGGTATTTCACCAAGTTTGCTGACCCGCCATGCTTCAGCCTTTAGCTTGTCATGGAGTTCTGTCGCCTGCCTTTTGTCCTTTGTTCCAAGAGACTGTTTAAATCTTTTACCGTTCGGCAATGTGAAACTGGCGTACCATATTTCACCTCTGCGGAAGAGTGACATTTTCTTTCCTCTGTTATGCCATCACCCGCGCTCACCTTGATAGTATGCAGCGGAGACTGAAGCGCCGCAATGCAGGCTTGTCGCGTTGTGAGGTAAGGAGATTTTGGTTTAGTGGGGTCTTTGCGTGTTGCCTGTAGGCGGCCTGTTCGTATCCAGTTGGTAGCGGTAGGTCTGGATATCTTGAGAAACTGACAGGCCTCATCGAGTGTGAGGCTGTATGATTCCATGGTTACCTCTGCTTTTTGAACGCATGTCACGTAACTTCTTAATGTGTTCTGCCGTTTCGATCTCTTCTGCTATCCGATCTGCATCAGCTTTATTCACAGGTTCAAAGTCATGATTAAAGCGGAACATGCTGGCGATACATGTTCTGCCTTTTCGGATGTAGTGAACTTTGTTGTGGGTAGAACGCAGGATTTTGCAGGGAGTGCCGTGGTGGTCGACGTACCAGGTGTTAGGAAAAATGATTCTGAACATTTTTACACCTCAGTTGGACGATGTTGAAATTTGCTGCTTTGAGGCCATCACAATCCCCATTGTTTGTTCTTAAGTTCGATCTCCTCCTGGCAACTTGCACAAGTCCGACAACCCTGAACGGCCAGACGTCTTAGTTCATCTATCGGATCGCCACACTCACAACAATGAGTGGCAGATATAGCCTGGTGGTTCAGACGACGCATTTTTATTGCTGTATTGCGCTGTAATTCTTCGATTTCTGATGCTGAATCAATGATGTCTGCCATCTTTCATTAATCCCTGAATTGTTGGTTAATACGCTTGAGGGTGAATGCGAACAATAAAAAAGGAGCCTGTAGCTCCCTGATGATTTTGCTTTTCATGTTCACCGTTCCTTAAAGACGCCGTTTAACATGCCGATCGCCAGGCTTAAATGAGTCGGTGTGAATCCCATCAGCGCTACCGTTTCGCGGTGCTTCTTCAGTACGCTACGGCAAATGTCATCGACGTTTTTATCCGGAAACTGCTGTCTGGCATTTTTGATTTCAGAATTAGCCTGACGGGCAATGCTGCGAAGGGCGTTTTCTTGCTGAGGTGTCATTGAACAAGTCCCATGTCGGCAAGCATAAGCACACAGAATATGAAGCCCGCTGCCAGAAAAATGCATTCTGTTGTTGTCATGCCGGGTCTCTCTCGTTTGCTTCTGCTTTCGCCGCCATCATTTCCAGCTTTTGTGAAAGGGATGCGGCTAACGTATGAAATTCTTCGTCTGTTTCTACTGGTATTGGCACAAACCTGACTCCAATTTGAGCGAGGCTATGTGCCATCTCGATACTCGTTCTTAATTCAACAGGAGATGCTTTGTGCATACAGCCCCTCGTTTATTATTTATCTCTTCAGCCAGCCGCTGTGCTTTCAGTGGATTTCGGATAACAGAAAGACCGGGAAATACCCAGCCTCGCTTTGTAACGGAGTAGACGAAAGTGATCGCGCCTACCCGGATATTATCGTGAGGATGCTTCATCGCCATTGCTCCCCAAATACAAAACCAATTTCAGCCAGTGCCTCGTCCATTTTTTCGATGAACTCCGGCACCATCTCGTCAAAACTCGCCATGTAATTTTCATCCCGCTCAACCACGACATAATGCAGGCCTTCACGCTTCATGCGCGGGTCATAGTTGGCAAAGTACCAGGCATCTTTTCGTGTCACCCACATGCTGTACTGCACCTGGGCCATGTAAGCCGACTTTATGGCCTCGAAACCACCGAGCCGGAACTTCATGAAATCCCGGGAGGTAAACGGGCATTTCAGCTCAAGGCCATTGCCGTCACTGCATAAACCATCGGGAGAGCAGGCGGTGCGCATACTTTCGTCGCGATAGATGATCGGGGATTCAGTAACATTCACGCCGGAAGTAAACTCAAACAGGACTCTGGCGTCGTTCTCGTACTGTTTTCCCCAGGCCAGCGCCTTAGCGTTAACTTCCGGAGCCACACCGGTGCAAACCTCGGCAAGCAGGGTGTGGAAGTAGGACATTTTCATGTCAGGCCATTTCTTTCCGGAGCGGGGTTTTGCTATCACATTGTGAACTTCTGAAGCGGTGATGACGCCGAGCCGTAATTTGTGCCACGCATCATCCCCCTGTTCGACAGCTCTCACGTCGATCCCGGTACGCTGCAGTATAATGTCCGGTGTCATGCAGCCACCTTCTGTTCAGAGGCTTTCTGTTTCAGGAATCCAAGAGCTTTCACTGCTTCGGCCTGTGTCAGTTCTGACGATGCGCGAATGTCGCGGCGAAATATCTGGGAACAGAGCGGCAATAAGTCGTCATCCCATGTTTTATCCAGGGCAATCAGCAGAGTGTTAATCTCCTGCATGGTTTCATCGTTAACCGGAGTGATGTCGCGTTCCGGCTGACGTTCTGCAGTGTATGCGGTATTTTCGACAATGCGCTCGGCTTCATCCTTGTCATAGATACCAGCAAATCCGAAGGCCAGACGGGCACACTGAATCATGGCTTTATGCCGTAACATCCGTTTGGGATGCGACTGCCACGGCCCCGTGATTTCTCTGCCTTCGCGGGTTTTGAATGGTTCGCGGCGGCATTCATCCATCCACTCGGTAACGCAGATCGGATGATTGCGGTCCTTGCGGTAAATCCGGCATGTGCAGGATTCATTGTCCTGCTCAAAGTCCATACCATCAAACTGCTGGTTTTCATTGATGATGCGGGACCAGCCATCAACGCCCACCACCGGAACGATGCCGTTCTGCTTATCAGGGAAGGCGTAAATTTCTTTCGTCCACGGATTAAGGCCGTACTGGTTGGCGACGATCAACAATGCGATGAACTGCGCATCGCTGGCATCACCTTTAAATGCCGTCTGGCGAAGAGTGGTGATCAGTTCCTGTGGGTCGACAGAATCCATGCCGACACGTTCAGCCAGCTTCCCTGCCAGCGTTGCGAGTGCTGTACTCATCCGTTTTATACCTCTGAATCAATATCAACCTGGTGGCGGGCAATAGTTTCAACCATGTACCGGATGTGTTCTGCCATGCGCTCCTGAAACTCAACATCGTCATCAAACGCACGGGTAATGGCTTTTTTGCTGGCCCCGTGGCGTTGCAAATGATCGATGCATAGCGATTCAAACAGGTGCTGGGGCAGGCCTTTTTCCATGTCGTCTGCCAGTTCTGCCTCTTTCTCTTCACGGGCGATCTGCTGGTAGTGACGCGCCCAGCTCTGAGCCTCAATACGATCCTGAATGTAATAAGCGTTCATGGCTGAACTCCTGAAATAGCTGTGAAAATATCGCCCGCGAAATGCCGGGCTGATTAGGAAAACAGGAAAGGGGGTTAGTGAATGCTTTTGCTTGATCTCAGTTTCAGTATTAATATCCATTTTTTATAAGCGTCGACGGCCTCACGAAACATCTTTTCATCGCCAATAAAAGTGGCGATAGTGAATTTAGTCTGGATAGCCATAAGTGTTTGATCCATTTTTTGGGACTCCTGGCTGATTAAGTATGTCGATAAGGCGTTTCCATCCGTCACGTAATTTACGGGTGATTCGTTCAAGTAAAGATTCGGAAGGGCAGCCAGCAACAGGCCACCCTGCAATGGCATATTGCATGGTGTGCTCCTTATTTATACATAACGAAAAACGCCTCGAGTGAAGCGTTATTGGTATGCATATAAAAAGGCCCTCACATTAGAGGGCAAAGAAGATTTCCAATAATCAGAACAAGTCGGCTCCTGTTTAGTTACGAGCGACATTGCTCCGTGTATTCACTCGTTGGAATGAATACACAGTGCAGTGTTTATTCTGTTGTTAGTGCCAAAAATAAAGGCCGACTATGCGGCCTCGGAAGGAAGTCCAATCATCTTATTCAAATCTTCTACCCGTAAAGCAGGAAGTGCTGTACTTGCTTTATCTGCTTCTTTTGGTAGCAATTCTTTGCTTTCAGGCCAAACTTCAATAAGTCGCTTAACTGTTGTGACTGAGTTCAAAGCAGCCCATACATTTGATTCGATATCCTTTTTCTTGGCTTCAAGTTTTTGTTGCAATGCGCAGATTTCATCAAACCTTTTTGTTATTTCGTGTTCTGCGCTAAACATGCATTTATCTTTGTTCGGAGTAGGGAGCAATATATCTTCGCCGTTGCCGTCTTTCCCATATGGAAGCCATCCAACCCTTCTGCCAGATACAGTAAGATAAATTGAAGTAGAACGAACATCGTATGAGTAAAATGAACATCCCATCTTTCCAAGTTCTTCACTTATAGCTACCAACTTGGATGATAACTGATCCACTTCCTCAGTTTTCTTTTTACCGCCAAACGCAATAACTCTGGCGTCAAGTGCAAGCTGGTTCTTTAACTTTGTTACTTCTTCAAGTTCAGTGAAAACCCCAGACTTAATTAAAGCGTTACGAGCGATTTCCTCTTTCATTCTCGTAGTTAAGCGGATTGATGACATATTAATTCCTCTCAAATAAGTGGTTTGCTGCCTAATTTCATTTTCTGGCGACCAACACAAGTCACACCCATTTCACTGCGTGGCTTGCTGTACCATGTGCGCTGATTCTTGCGCTCAATACGTTGCAGGTTGCTTTCAATCTGTTCGTGGTATTCAGCCAGCACTGTAAGGTCTATCGGATTCAGTGCGCTTTCTACTCGTGATTTCGGTTTGCGATTCAGCGAGAGAATAGGGCGGTTAACTGGCTTTGCGCTTACCCCAACCAACAGGGGATTTGCTGCTTTCCATTGAGCCTGTTTCTCTGCGCGACGTTCGCGGCGGCGTGTTTGTGCATCCATCTGGATTCTCCTGTCAGTTAGCTTTGAGTAACGCGCCGTGATGCTTATCTCCACGGTTGCTGTCTTGCAGCTGCATTTCGCGCTACTCAAAGCTTTCTGCTTTGAATGCTGCCCTTCTTCAGGGCTAAATTTTTAAGAGCCTCACCTTCAATGGTGGTTAGTGCGTCCTGCTGATGGCTTAAAATTACAAGAAAGATTGTATGTTGTAAACAAGAAATATTGTAAAAATGGGCGTGAAAAACAAACTCCATTGTTTTTAAACGGAAAATAGTTTGTTTTTTGGTTGTCGAAATTGAGGTGAGGATTACTGGTTGCAGGTTCCGACTACATCACCAACAAAGGATTTGGTTGATGTAAGTTGTTGCATACCTGGGATGTTCATTACTTTGGAGTAAAGAGCTTTTTTGTCTGTAGTGATTGACCAGGTTTCAACGGTTATTCCTCCTCCAGACTGGTATTCTCCTACCATAGTGTTCGATGACAAAGCAGTGTATTTCATCTCTGGATAGACGCCAGAAACTGATTCATAAACTGATGATTTATCGCCATTTATTGTTACGTGAAAAACGGAATCTTCCGTGCTGTCTTTTGTAAACTCGTAACGATCGCCATTCATTGCCCCGTACCCGTGCAGGTTTGTGACAATCCAGCATTCAGAATTGGCGCTGGTAGTTAAGAGTATTGAGAGTAGCGCCGCAATCCTGATCATACGAATTTTACCCTCGCTTCCACGACAACACCGATAATCTTGCAGTTCCCGTTGATAGGAGTCATAGGCCATGAAGGATTCAGGCCTTTCAGGTACTTCTGACCGCCATCTATAACCAGTTTCTTGAATGTTGCTTCGTTCGCGTCAGTCAGTTTGGCTACAACAAGGCTTCCATTCACTGGCTCGCGTCCAGTATCTACTAACACCATATGACCTTCAGGGATGCTTTGACCTACAGGTGAGGTCATGGAATCACCTTCAACCTTCAGCCAGAATCCATCGCCTAATAAGTTAACGTCACTGTCATACCATTCATCAATGTCCTTGATATCGTAGGGTTCACAAGCTTCACACCACGAACCAGCTCTAACCATGCTAATCAATGGATATTTCCCTTTGGGCTCAACGTGCCCAACAAATCTAACATTCGAATCAGAGGTGCCATTGAGCAGCCAGTCAACACTTACGCCAAGAGCTGACGCAAGTTCTGGTAAAAAGCGTGGTCGCTTAGTTTTACCGTTTTCGAGCTGCTCTATAGACTGCTGGGTAGTCCCCACCTTTTGAGCAAGTTCAGCCTGGTTAAGTCCAAGCTGAATTCTTTTGCTTTTTACCCTGGAAGAAATACTCATAAGCCACCTCTGTTATTTACCTCCAATCTTCACAAGAAAAACTGTATTTGACAAACAAGATACATTGTATGAAAATACAAGAAAGTTTGTTGATGGAGGCGATATGCAAACTCTTTCTGAACGCCTCAAGAAGAGGCGAATTGCGTTAAAAATGACGCAAACCGAACTGGCAACCAAAGCCGGTGTTAAACAGCAATCAATTCAACTGATTGAAGCTGGAGTAACCAAGCGACCGCGCTTCTTGTTTGAGATAGCTATGGCGCTTAACTGTGATCCGGTTTGGTTACAGTACGGAACTAAACGCGGTAAAGCCGCTTAAGACATTCTCGCTCTTACACATCACCGCCCTGAAAAAGGGCATTACCAGAAACAAATCTCTATGGTTTTGCGTTTCTTTGCGAAGCCAACTCTATCTAATCATTAAGGAAATTATCTATGGGTACTATTGCAACTAAAAGCAAGAAAGCGGCTCGCATCGAGTCGGCCTTGCTGAACAAACTGGCACTGATGGGGCAGAAGACATTCGCTCGAGCAATGGGGGTTCCTGAATATCAGGTAAGCCGATGGAAGAATGGTTTCTTCTCGCAGGTAAGCATGATGCTTGCTGTTCTGGAATACGGAATCGAAGACGATGAAATGGCTGAATTGACTAAGCGGCTTGCCGATTACCTGACAAAAGAAAAAGCCCCGAAGAACGGCGAATTCTTCGAGGCCTGATGTAGAAAGACTGGATCAATCCACAGGAGTCATTATGACAAATACAGCAAAAATACTCAACTTCGGCAGAGGTAACTTTGCCGAACAGGAGCGAAGAGTGGCTGATATCGATGATGGTTACGCCAGACTATCAAATATGCTGCTTGAGGCTTATTCAGGCGCAGATCTGACCAAGCGACAGTTTAAAGTGCTGCTTGCCATTCTGCGTAAAACCTATGGGTGGAATAAACCAATGGACAGAATCACCGATTCTCAACTTAGCGAGATTACAAAGTTACCTGTCAAACGGTGCAATGAAGCCAAGTTAGAACTCGTCAGAATGAATATTATCAAGCAGCAAGGCGGCATGTTTGGACCAAATAAAAACATCTCAGAATGGTGTATCCCTCAAAACGAGGGAAAATCCCCTAAAACGAGGGATAAAACATCCCTCAAATTGGGGGATTGCTATCCCTCAAAACAGGTGGACACAAAAGACACTATTACAAAAGAAAAAAGAAAAGATTATTCGTCCGAGAATTCTGGCGAATCCTCTGACCAGCCAGAAAACGATCTTTCTGTGGTTAAACCGGATGCTGCAATTCAGAGCGGCAGCAAGTGGGGGACAGCAGAAGACCTGACCGCCGCAGAGTGGATGTTTGACATGGTGAAGACTATCGCACCATCAGCCAGAAAACCGAATTTTGCTGGGTGGGCTAACGATATCCGCCTGATGCGTGAACGTGACGGACGTAACCATCGCGACATGTGTGTACTGTTCCGCTGGGCATGCCAGGACAACTTCTGGTCCGGTAACGTGCTTAGCCCGGCCAAACTCCGCGACAAGTGGACCCAGCTCGAAATCAACCGTAACAAGCAACAGGCAGTCGTGACAGCCAGCAAACCAAAACTCGACCTGACAAACACAGACTGGATTTACGGGGTGGATCTATGAAAAACATCGCCGCACAGATGGTTAACTTTGACCGTGAGCAGATGCGTCGGATCGCCAACAACATGCCGGAACAGTACGACGAAAAGCCGCAGATACAGCAGGTAGCGCAGATCATCAACGGTGTGTTCAGCCAGTTACTGGCAACTTTCCCGGCGAGTCTGGCTAACCGTGACCAGAACGAACTGAACGAAATCCGCCGCCAGTGGGTTCTGGCTTTCCGGGAAAACGGGATCACCACAATGGAACAGGTTAACGCAGGAATGCGCGTAGCCCGTCGGCAGAATCGACCATTTCTGCCATCACCCGGGCAGTTTGTTGCATGGTGCCGGGAAGAAGCATCCGTTATCGCCGGACTGCCAAACGTCAGCGAGCTGGTTGATATGGTTTACGAGTATTGCCGGAAGCGAGGCCTGTATCCGGATGCGGAGTCTTATCCGTGGAAATCAAACGCGCACTACTGGCTGGTTACCAACCTGTATCAGAACATGCGGGCCAATGCGCTTACTGATGCGGAATTACGCCGTAAGGCCGCAGATGAGCTTGTCCATATGACTGCGAGAATTAACCGTGGTGAGGCGATCCCTGAACCAGTAAAACAACTTCCTGTCATGGGCGGTAGACCTCTAAATCGTGCACAGGCTCTGGCGAAGATCGCAGAAATCAAAGCTAAGTTCGGACTGAAAGGAGCAAGTGTATGACGGGCAAAGAGGCAATTATTCATTACCTGGGGACGCATAATAGCTTCTGTGCGCCGGACGTTGCCGCGCTAACAGGCGCAACAGTAACCAGCATAAATCAGGCCGCGGCTAAAATGGCACGGGCAGGTCTTCTGGTTATCGAAGGTAAGGTCTGGCGAACGGTGTATTACCGGTTTGCTACCAGGGAAGAACGGGAAGGAAAGATGAGCACGAACCTGATTTTTAAGGAGTGTCGCCAGAGTGCCGCGATGAAACGGGTATTGGCGGTATATGGAGTTAAAAGATGACCATCTACATTACTGAGCTAATAACAGGCCTGCTGGTAATCGCAGGCCTTTTTATTTGGGGGAGAGGGAAGTCATGAAAAAACTAACCTTTGAAATTCGATCTCCAGCACATCAGCAAAACGCTATTCACGCAGTACAGCAAATCCTTCCAGACCCAACCAAACCAATCGTAGTAACCATTCAGGAACGCAACCGCAGCTTAGACCAAAACAGGAAGCTATGGGCCTGCTTAGGTGACGTCTCTCGTCAGGTTGAATGGCATGGTCGCTGGCTGGATGCAGAAAGCTGGAAGTGTGTGTTTACCGCAGCATTAAAGCAGCAGGATGTTGTTCCTAACCTTGCCGGGAATGGCTTTGTGGTAATAGGCCAGTCAACCAGCAGGATGCGTGTAAACGAATTTGCGGAGCTATTAGAGCTTATACAGGCATTCGGTACAGAGCGTGGCGTTAAGTGGTCAGACGAAGTGCGACTGGCTCTCGAATGGAAAGCGCGATGGGGAGATCGGGCTGCATGACTATCAAATCAAATACGCCAGCACACGACAAGGACTGCTGGCAAACGCCGCTTTGGCTTTTTGATGCACTGGATATTGAGTTTGGATTCTGGCTGGATTCGGCAGCGAGCGACAAAAATGCTCTGTGCACTCACTGGTTAACTGAGGCCGACGACGCGCTAAATTCTGAGTGGATAAGCCACGGTGCAATCTGGAATAACCCACCGTACAGCAATATCAGGCCGTGGGTGGAAAAAGCCGCTGAGCAGTGCATACAACAGCGACAGACGGTAGTTATGCTTGTGCCAGAGGATATGTCAGTCGGATGGTTCAGCAAGGCTCTGGAGAGTGTCGACGAAGTTCGCATTATCACTGATGGACGGATTAATTTTATCGAACCATCGACAGGGCTGGAGAAGAAGGGAAACAGCAAAGGCTCCATGCTGCTGATTTGGCGACCGTTCATCAGTCCTCGACGGATGTTTACTACCGTATCCAAAGCGGCATTGATGGCGATCGGGCAGGGCGTCAGGAGGGCGGCATGAGGCGACAGCGACGAAGTATCACCGACATCATCTGCGAAAACTGCAAATACCTTCCAACGAAACGCTCCAGAAATAAACGCAAGCCAATCCCAAAAGAATCTGACGTAAAAACCTTCAACTACACGGCTCACCTGTGGGATATCCGGTGGCTAAGACATCGTGCGAGGAAATGACAATGCTTTTAATTCAACCTGGATTTGGCCTTAGCATCAAAAAATGGCACATGTTTGGCGAGAAAGAGTCTCAACGAAAAATGGTGCTTATCAAGTTGCCATTTATCAGTATTTGTTGGCTAAACAGGGAGGCCGCAAATTATTTGTCTACATGCGCCAGAGCAGCATTTAACGACCCTGAGTGGTTTGTAGAAAACCATCACGCTGTTCGTCAGGCAAAGAGAAAGGCCAAAACGACATACATGAAGGCGTATCGAAAAGCATGGAAAGAACACCGCGATCGATACCAACAAGACATGGAAAAGCTTGAATCAGAAAACATGGAATTAAGACGAAAGCTCGGTGAAGCAAAACGAGACATTGATGCTTACAAGCGACTTTTTAATGGTGAAAGCCATGCTTAGCCCATCCCAATCCATCCAATACCAGAAAGAAAGCGTCGAGCGAGCTTTAACGTGCGCTAACTGCGGTCAGAAGCTGCATGTGCTGGAAGTTCACGTGTGCTCAGATTGCTGCGCAGAACTGATGAGCGATCCGAATAGCTCAATGTACGAGGAAGAAGACGATGGCTAAACCAGCGCGAAGACGATGTAAAAACGATGAATGTCGGGAATGGTTTCACCCTGCATTCGCTAATCAGTGGTGGTGCTCTCCAGAGTGTGGAACCAAGATAGCACTCGAACGACGAAGTAAAGAACGCGAAAAAGCGGAAAAAGCAGCAGAGAAGAAACGACGACGAGAGGAGCAGAAACAGAAAGATAAACTTAAGATTAGAAAACTCGCCTTAAAGCCCCGCAGTTACTGGATTAAACAAGCCCAACAAGCCGTAAACGCCTTCATCAGAGAAAGAGACCGCGACTTACCATGTATCTCGTGCGGAACGCTCACGTCTGCTCAGTGGGATGCCGGACATTACCGGACAACTGCTGCGGCACCTCAACTCCGATTTGATGAACGCAATATTCACAAGCAATGCGTGGTGTGCAACCAGCACAAAAGCGGAAATCTCGTTCCGTATCGCGTCGAACTGATTAACCGGATCGGGCAGGAAGCAGTAGACGAAATCGAATCAAACCATAACCGCCATCGCTGGACTGTCGAAGAGTGCAAGGCGATCAAGGCAGAGTACCAACAGAAACTCAAAGACCTGCGAAATAGCAGAAGTGAGGCCGCATGACGTTCTCAGTAAAAACCATTCCAGACATGCTCGTTGAAGCATACGGAAACCAGACAGAAGTAGCACGCAGACTGAAATGTAGTCGCGGCACGGTCAGAAAATACGTTGATGATAAAGACGGGAAAATGCACGCCATCGTCAACGACGTTCTTATGGTTCATCGCGGATGGAGTGAAAGAGATGCGCTATTACGAAAGAATTGATGGCAGCAAATACCGAAATATTTGGGTAGTTGGCGATCTGCACGGATGCTACACGAACCTGATGAAAAAACTGGAGACGATAGGATTCGACACCAAAAAAGACCTGCTTATCTCGGTTGGCGATTTGGTCGATCGCGGTACAGAGAACGTCGAATGTCTGGAATTAATCACATTCCCCTGGTTCCGAGCTGTACGTGGAAACCATGAGCAAATGATGATTGATGGCTTATCAGAGCGTGGAAACGTCAATCACTGGCTGTTTAATGGCGGTGGCTGGTTCTTTAATCTCGATTACGACAAAGAAATTCTGGCTAAAGCTCTTGCCCATAAAGCAGAAGAACTTCCGTTAATCATCGAACTGGTGAGCAAAGATAAAAAATATGTCATCTGCCACGCCGATTATCCTTGTGACGAATACGAGTTTGGAAAGCCAGTTGATCATCAGCAGGTAATCTGGAACCGCGAACGAATCAGCAACTCACAAGACGGGATCGTGAAAGAAATTAAAGGCGCAGACACGTTCATCTTTGGTCATACGCCAGCTGTGAAACCGCTCAAATTTGCCAACCAGATGTATATCGATACCGGCGCAGTGTTCTGCGGAAATCTCACATTGATTCAGGTACAGGGAGAAGGCGCGTGGGCATAAGAGAACTAAACCTCACCAAAGAACAGCATGAGTGGCTGAATGGCTGGCTTGAACTGTGGGGCGCATGGGTTTATTCAGGTCGTCTGGAAAAGCGCATGAGCAGCGTAATAGCGAAGTTCATGGAGAGCGTAGAACCGGGAAGAGTTATTACAAGGCCAATGTGTAATGATGATGATGGAATGTTGATTTCTCAGGTCGTCGATTCCGTCATGTACATTGACAAGAAAGCCTTTGGCATCCTCCTCAGCTACTACGCTCATGGTTCATCTAAGCGAGCAATTGCATCCTACTATCACGCGACTGCAAAGCCACGCAAGATGTGTGGGCGTGGTGGTGAGGGATGGAGAAAACCTTCACTGGCAACCTGTAGAAATGAAATTGACGACATCCTGAAAGCGTCGTTATTTGTTTTGTACCAACCAATGCAAAATGCTTTCAAAATGCGTAAACGTGTTGAGAAAGTTAAGCATGTTGCCGTTAAAAGCCTTGACATGCAATTAGCCATTTAGCCATAATTAGAGGGTAAGCTGCCGTTAGTGACTCTTAAGTTGCAACGGTGGCTTTTTTTATTTGGGTCAGTCGTATAAAGGTCATTACGGAAGGCTGTTAACCTTCTTATCGTGGTTCGAGTCCACGCTGTCCCGCCAAACATGCTGGTTTAGCTCCAATGGTAGAGCAGTCGCCTTGTAAGCGAATGGGTAGCGGTTCAAGTCCGTTAACCAGCACCATAACTGAGCCGTAGCCACTGGCTATCCTGAATTCATCAGTGATAGTTACGCTGCGGCCTTCTACACATGACCTTCGTGAAAGCGGGTGGCAGGAGGTCGCGCTAACAACCTCCTGCCGTTTTGCCCGTGCATATCGGTCACGAACAAATCTGATTACTAAACACAGTAGCCTGGATTTGTTCTATCAGTAATCGACCTTATTCCTAATTAAATAGAGCAAATCCCCTTATTGGGGTAAGACATGAAGATGCCAGAAAAACATGACCTGTTAGCCGCCATTCTCGCGGCAAAGGAACAAGGCATCGGGGCAATCCTTGCGTTTGCAATGGCGTACCTTCGCGGCAGATATAATGGCGGTGCGTTTACAAAAACAGTAATCGACGCAACGATGTGCGCCATTATCGCCTGGTTCATTCGTGATCTTCTCGACCTTGCCGGACTAAGTAGCAATCTCGCTTATATAACGAGCGTGTTCATCGGCTACATCGGTACTGACTCGATTGGTTCGCTTATCAAACGCTTCGCTGCTAAAAAAGCCGGAGTAGAAGATGGTGGAAATCAATAATCAACGTAAGGCGTTCCTCGATATGCTGGCGTGGTCAGAGGGAACTGATAACGGACGGCAGAAAACCAGAAATCATGGTTATGACGTCATTGTTGGTGGAGAGCTATTCACTGATTACTCAGATCACCCTCGCAAACTTGTCACGCTAAACCCCAAACTCAAATCAACAGCAGCCGGACGTTACCAGCTTCTTTCCCGTTGGTGGGATGCATACCGTAAGCAGCTTGGGCTGAAAGACTTCTCTCCGAAAAGCCAGGACGCTGTTGCACTACAGCAGATTAAAGAGCGTGGCGCTTTACCGATGATTGATCGCGGTGATATTCGTCAGGCTATCGACCGTTGCAGCAATATCTGGGCTTCACTGCCTGGCGCTGGTTATGGTCAGTTCGAGCATAAGGCTGACAGCCTGATTGCAAAATTCAAAGAGGCTGGCGGAACGGTCAGAGAGATTGAGGTATGAGCAGAGTAACCGCGATTATCTCCGCTCTGGTTATTTGCATCATCGTCTGCCTGTCATGGGCTGTTAATCATTACCGTGATAACGCCATCGCCTACAAAGAACAGCGAGATAAAGCCACATCCATCATCGCTGATATGCAGAAGCGTCAACGTGACGTAGCAGAACTCGACGCCAGATACACAAAGGAGCTTGCTGATGCTAACGCGACTATTGAAAGTCTCCGTGCTGATGTTTCTGCTGGTCGTAAGCGCCTGCAAGTCGCCGCCACCTGTGCAAAGTCAACGACCGGAGCCAGCAGCATGGGCGATGGAGAAAGCCCAAGACTTACAGCAGATGCTGAACTTAATTATTACCGTCTCCGAAGCGGAATCGACAGGATAACCGCGCAGGTTAACTACCTGCAGGAATACATCAGGACGCAATGCCTTCGATGATAGCGATAATTCTACTCATCATCCTTCACATCTGGCTCTGTAGACAGGGTGGTGATCACTTCTGGAGTGAATCCAGATTAAACATCTCATTGCTGATGCTTGATATTGAGCATCTGGCGCGCGGTAAGGGCTGCGTTGAGATAAGAGCCAGTCATCACAAACACCAGGATTTAGCCTCGCATTCGCGGGGTTTTTTTATTCCCAACTCCATAGGTAATTTTATGACCCAGCATATTGGCGTAAAACTGATTAACGCCTTTCCGATGACGAGACAGGCATATAACGATTTTCGTGGCTGGCAGCTTCCTGCCGGAGAAAACGGCGAGGACGAAGGCTATCTGGTTGAATATCTGGATGGCGGAAAACCTAACACCGATCGCTTTGATGGCTACGTTAGCTGGAGTCCAAAAGAAGTATTCGAAAAGGCTTATCGTCCGGTATCAGGGCTAAGTTTCGGCCTTGCCATGGAAGCGTTAAAACAGGGCAAAAGTTTGCAGCGGGCAGGATGGAATGGGAAAGATCAGTTTGTTTATCTCGTGAAAGGAGAAAAATTAGCGTCTGCGTTGGGTTATGGCTTTGGCGAATATGTTGGCGAGCCAACTTTCAATGACACGCTTGTATTGAAAAACTCACAGAACCGCCTTGCTACATGGGCTCCATCCATTGGCGACCTGATGGCTGAAGACTGGCAAATCATTTAACCATGTAGGCATTACAAAGCCTATACCTTAATGATCACGATATTGAAGTAATGGACCGCCAAACGAAGAGAGATATCCTATCACATAACAAATCGTTGCAGGAGAACTGCAAATTATAAATTAGCGAAGATCATGCAATGGAAAAAAATGAATGTTCGAACTGATAAAGAATTAATGTCTTCAGTTAAGAAAGAGGACGTTTCTCATTTAAAGAAAATTAAGCGATGCAATGAGTACCATTTCAAAAAGCCGGGTGTTAAACCCGACCTGAATAATCATTCCAGCGGTTCTACTGGATCTGTCTTTGCTCGTGATGCGAATTGAATGAGCGCCAAAAGAGCCGAACGCATTTTTACATACTCTCTGCTTTTTACAACCTCTGACATATGCTCAGTGACATTAATATTGGCTGAGCAATACCCTTCCTTTGTTGGAACCGATATTTCCACTTTCATACCTTGATCTATCAGGCCACCCAAAATTCGCAGAGGCTCTGGTTCGATCAAAGCAGATACGCGGTTTTTGTCTACGGGTTGAAAGCAGAGTGATGATCCATCATAACGGATTAGAACTCCACTCCGATCAGGACGCATCTCTGTCCTATATCCAGAATTCGCCATCCGCAATACCAAGTGCGGCAAACAGAAGGGCGTTCATCATAAATTGCACATCCTCCCTGATGTTTAAGGTGCTGGCATGGGATGTCAGCCAACTTTTTTAACGTTGCTGTTCAATTCGTAGCGAAGTGCAGCACACAGAGCATGAACCGCACTTTCTGTTTTTGATTAGTAATTTTTCTAAACTCATTGGCATCTCCCATAAGGTAATTAAATGGCACTCACCGACAAGCAAGAAATGTTCTGTCGCGAGTACCTCATCGATTTAAACGCCACGCAACGGCTATTCGGGCGGGTACAGCGCAAAACAGCCAACCGTACTGCGTCCGAAAAACATGTCAAAACCTGACATACAACTCAGAATCGCCGAACTGAAAGCACAACGCAATGATCTTGTTGGTATTAATGCAGAATATGTACTTAATCGCCTTATTGAAATCGACCAGATGGATGTGCTCGACATTCTCCTGCAAAACGGTGAGCTAAAGCCATTAAAGACTGGCCTAAGGTATGGCGCACAACGCTATCAGGAATGGATGTCGTGGAGATGGCATCCGCAGATAGCGCCGCACTTCTGAAGAAAATCAAATGGCCTGATAAGGTTAAAAACCTTGAATTGCTCGGGCGTCATGTTTCTGTTCAGGCGTTTAAAGACAATGTCAAAAATGAAGTGACTGGTGCTGACGGAGGACCAGTCAGAACAGAAATTACCAACTTAACGCCGGAGCAGGCTGCAGAGGCGTATAGAAAAATGATGGGCTAAGTATGCCGTTACCATTCCCCTTCGATTTTAAACATCCTGATTACCAGATAGTTTTTGAATGGCGGATGAACGCCTACAGCGCATTCGCCAGAATCCTGAAATATTGCCTGCACTAAAACAGTTTTACCGAACCAATCCGGCTCAGTTCATCATCGACTGGGGCATGACAACGGACCCGCGTAATATTGATTATGGCCTGCCGGTGACCATTCCGTTTTTACTCTTCCCTAAGCAGGAGGAGTGGATCCACTGGATTATGGAACGCTGGGGTAATCGGAGAATGGTATTACCGAAAAATCCCGTGAAATGGGCTCAGTTGGACCGCGATCGGACTGGCCTGCTCGCTTTGTCTCTTCAATAAAGAAATGGTTATCGGTTTCGGCTCCCGTAAAGAGGAATACGTCGACAGCACCGGTGACCCGAAAGCATTGTTCTGGAAGGCGCGCAAGTTCGTGGAAACACTACCTGTAGAGTTTCGCGGTTCGTGGAGCGAGAAGAAGCACGCGCCATATATGCGTGTTGAGTTTCCTGATACTGGTGCCGTTATCAAAGGCGAGGCTGGCGATAATATTGGTCGTGGTGACCGTACCACGCTTTATCTGGTTGATGAGGCTGCATTCCTTCAGCGTCCTCTGCTGATTGATGCGGCGTTGTCACAAACGACGCGTTGCCGTATCGACCTGAGTTCGGTTAACGGCATGGCGAACCCGTTCGCGCAGAAGCGTCACGGCGGGAAGATACCGGTATTCACATTCCACTGGCGGGATGACCGCGCAAGGATGAAGAGTGGTATCGCAGGGAGTGCGAGAAAATCGACAATCCGTGTGGTGGCGCAGGAACTTGATCTGAACTACAGCGCATCAGCGGAAGGCGTCCTGATTCCATCCGAATGGGTACAGGCTGCCGTTGATGCGCATATCAAACTGGGTATCCAGCCAACAGGCAAACGACTTGGCGCGATGGATGTCGCCGACGAAGGCAGGGACAAAAATGCCTTTTCCACCCGTCATGGCTTCCTCCTGGAAAATGTGCGGGAATGGTCGGTGTGGGCAGCGACATTTATCAGTCCGTCGAGAAGGTTTTCGGCTTTTGCGAACAGGATAACTCGAAGAGTTTCGCTTTGACGAGGACGGACTGGGCGCTGGCGTTCGCGGCGATGCACGCGCTATCAACGAACTGCGTAACGCTGCGCGTCGACCGTCAATACTCGCCACACCGTTTCGAGTAGTGGCGCGGTATTTGATCCGGATGATGAAGCTGTTCGCGGGATAACGGCAAGCCGCACGTCTGAACAAGACTTCTTCGCTAACGCCAAAGCCCAGAGCTGGTGCGGTTACGTAAACTTTTTCAGAATACCTGGCGCGCCGTGGTTGAAGGTATGGCTTACAACCCGACGAAATCATCTCAATCAGCAGTAGCATGGCACTCAAAGATAAACTCATCATCGAGCTTTCGCAGCCGACCTATTCCATTAATGGTGTGGGAAAAATCGTTATTGATAAACAGCCTGATGGAACCCGGTCGCCAAACCTTGCCGACTCGGTGATGATCAACTATGCCCCAATGAATTCAGCCTGAACATCTGGGAGCTGCTAGGAGACAGGCCTGATGGCACGAAACAAACAAGCCCTGCGGCGAACTGCGCAGCCACAGCTGATGGTTATGAGAATTTTATTGCCCGCGTAGGGATGCAGACACCTAACCAGCACTCAGCATCTACCTACCGGGCTAATTTCACCAGTCGTAACCGCATGCTGGTGAATGTCCTATCGTTCATCCTGGATCATCGGCGAAGCAGTCGATGCTATCCCGGATGATATGACCCGCAAAGGCATTCGCATCACTTCGGAAATTGATGCAAAAGATCGTGGCATTCTCGAATCACAACTGGATGAGTTGCAAATCTGGGATGCGCTGAATGACGTGCTGAAATGGTCGCGCCTCTACGGCGGCGCGGTGGGTTTCATCATGATTGAGGGCAGGCACCAATGACCCCGCTGCGACCGAAACATCGGTAAGGGCAAGTTTAAGGGATTCTCCCGCTCGACCGCTGGATGATTGACCCGGTACTGACCCGCCGCATTAAAGATATGGGGCCGGACCTGGGTAAACCTGAGTTTTACGATGTGGTGACCACAGCAACGGGAATTCCTGCCTGGCGCATTCATCACAGTCGACTGATTCGCTTTGATGGCGTCACGCTGCCATTTCAGCAGAAGATGACCGAGAACGAATGGGGAATGTCGGTTGTAGAGCGTATCTGGATCGTCTTACCGCGTTCGACAGCGCTACTGTCGGCGCGGCGCAGCTGGTCTACAAAGCGCATTTGCGCACCTACAGCGTGGAGAAGCTACGCGAGCTTATCGCACTTGGTGGTCCTGCGTATGAAGCGTTGCTGAAGAATATTGACCTGATTCGACAGTTCCAGAGCAATGAAGGCATGACGCTCATGGACTCGCGGGATAAGTTTGAAACTCATCAGTACAGCTTCAGTGGTCTGGATGACATCCTTTCACAGTTTGCAGAACAGATTAGTGGCGCTGTTGGTATCCCACTGGTGCGGCTGTTTGGACAGTCCCCGAAAGGATTTTCTACCGGTGATGCAGACCTTGCCAACTATTACGACCGCATCAGTTCGTTGCAGGAGAGACGTTTACGTCTTCCGGTGCGGCGGATACTGGACATCATGCATCGTTCGGAACTTGGCAAGCCGCTCCCGGATGATTTCACGTTTGAGTTTAACCCGCTCTGGCAAATGTCTGATGTCGATCGTTCAACGGTGGCGTTAAATACCACCAACGCAATCAGTACAGCGCTGGGTGATGGTCTGATGACACTGAAAGCCGCTATGACTGATTTGCGCGAAAATTCTGACGTAACCGGCATCGGGCATCCATTACCGACGAGGACATCGAGAATGCCGAAGATGAAGCGCCGCCCGGCATCGGCGAACCTGATGACGAACCGCAGGAACCGTCAGGCGGAAATCCGCTATCGAACCAGCCTACGCAGGATAGCGCGGGCGGTCGGAGACATCGTAAATGGTCGCTACGATGGTTCAAATGACAGTATCACGGAAATTATTGAGGCGCTGGAACGCTACAGTGAAATCATCACCCCTGGGCGACAAAGGTCGCGGAAAACTTTACTGCGGACCTAACCCGGCAGAACGAGAAAGTTGGCGGCAACACAGCAAGAACATCAGTCGCGAGCTCCGCAATCTTGTGGAAAGCGCTCCTGTGGGCCAGGTGATGCAATCCATCATCGCCGAACAGGTCAAGTACATCAAATCGCTCCCCTCGAGGCGGCTGACAGGGTGTACGACATCCAGAATCGGGCGATAGAAGCTGTTGTGACGGTGGGAGAGCAGAACATTTTGCTAAAGAAATAGCCGCATCGGGTGATATAGCAAAGTCCAGAGCTGACCTGATTGCCCGTACTGAACTTTGGACGTGCAACCGGCGCGCTGGATCAGGCGCGTGCGCTGTCAATTGGTTCGAATGGTTATATTTGGCGTACAGCGAAGATGGTGACGTCAAGGCATTCTCATCGGGAAATGGAAGGTAAATTTGTCGAATGGGGCAAACCTCCAACGCTTGACGGCATGACCGGTCACGCTGGCGAGCTCCCGAATTGTCGTTGTTATAAAGAAATCGTTTTTCCCACCTCCCAATCTTATCCCGCCTGAATCGCAGGTAACACATGAAATATTTTTTCAATACCCGGCTGGGGGAAACCCGCTATCAGCTGGCTGACGGCTCGTTGCTGTGCAGAGACGTGCCGATAGGACGAACAGGTAAGCAGCTCTATGGTGCTGATGACCTGCCAAAACTGAAACCCGATAAGTTCGGTGAAATAGTCGTCACGCTGTTCTCCTGAGCAGGTATTCCATCCGGCCACGCTTGCCTCATTCGAAGGGATGAGCATCACGATTCTGCATCCTGAAGATGAAAACGGAATGTGCGGCTGGTAAAATCCCGAGAACTGGAAAGAGCTTGCTGTCGGGCACCTCCAGAATGTCCGCGCGGGACGGGTGAGCAGTCTGATTTGATGCTGGCTGACCTTATCGTCAAAGACGAAAACGCCATTCAGCTTATCGAAGATGGCCTGCGTGAAGTGTCGTGCGGCTATGACGCGGAGTACGAGCAGACCGAGCCAGGTAAAGCCGAGCAGGTCGATATTACCGGAAACCATGTGGCTCTTGTCCCCAAAGGCAGAGCCGGAAATCGTTGTGCAATTGGAGACAGAGACACAATGGCAAATCAAAAGAAAAACTGGTGGAACCGCATGCGTGCAGCCATCAAGACAGGAGATGCCGACACCATGAACGAACTGGTGGAGTCGGCTCCCGCATCGGTTACAGGAGATGAGGGGGATTTGCCGCAGGGCGTTAATCTCAACATCAACCTGTCCCCGCAGCAACCACTACCGGACAAAGCACCAGAGATGGGTGGAGGTCCAACCGGCGACAGTGATGATGACCTCAAAACATTACTGAAAG